TTGTTTTGGATATTCATTGAGAATACACATCCAAGTTATCTAGGGGATTTTATAGAACCAGACCCAGACAATCCAGAAGGAACGCGAAATACCGAAAGAGGTCGCGAATTGTTTGACGAACTATTAGAATTTGTAGAGAGGATATAATGAAGAAGAACAAGATGAAGTATGTGTGGTTTCACATCCATAAAAACTCGAGAAAATTCGAGAATTTACTTGACAAAACCCACGATACATGGTATACAAAACTATGGCGCAGAGTAAAAGACTACCTAAGAATGTAACCATCGGACCATTTTCGGTGGAACTTATATGTGCCCCCCATGATATCATGTATGAAGTGAGTGAAGCACAGGGGACATTTGTAATTAAACCACCGTATAAAATTTATCTTGATAAGGAGATGATCGAGCGAGGGGGTGCTGATGCAGTGAACGTAGTATTACATGAGTGTATGCACGTCGCTTACTATCAGTACCAACTCAAAGATAAGGAAGAAGAAACCGTAGTTAATTCCTTTGGAAACTTTATGACAGAACTTCTCTGTCGTTCTGAACTCAAGGATTGGTTACGCGAAAATATGAAAGGAGATAATGGGAAAGCAAAAAAGATTAGTGTTCGTGTACGGCACTCTCAAAAAGGGCGAAAGACTACACGGACTAATGGCAAAACAAAAAAGACTAGGTGAAGCAATAACCGTAGATAGTAATTACACAATCAAAGATTTCTTACATAGCTATCCGATAACATTCAGACACTATGACAATAAGATTTGTAAGTACAAAATCAAAGGTGAATTGTATCACGTAAAGGATGACTCGCTTTACGAGAGTGTGACTAACATGGAACTCAATGCAGGATATACGTTAGTACATACGCTAGTAGAGTTGGAAGATGGTACAGAACATGTGGCTGAAATGTTTCTGGTTGAGGATACACCAGCGAAAGTCACGAGCAAAGAAGTGCTGTCTGATTTTAGAGTAACAACAACAAAGAATGTAAAAGAATGGAGTACTAAAATTGGATTGGTTTGAAACTTTATGCTATGTAATAGCAGGAATTTCATTTTGGATAATAACTTATGGCTTATTTGGCATGGTTATTTTAAATTTATTTGGAACATTTAATTAGGAGTAAGCATGAGCAAACGTAAATTTACTACAGGTGATAACTATTTACTAGATGAAACCTTAGAACTAGAGGATGAGTTTGACATAGAGGAATTTGAAAACGATCCTATGTTTGATCCAAACGACCACGAATATTTACAGGAGTTAAACAATGAAGAAGGCAAAGACGGGCAACCTTTACCGTTGGACAGATATTTCAATCGCTTTAGAAAAAATCGTTAAGGCTATTGAGGACCCAACGAGTGATGAATCACCTAGGTTTATCGTAAAGAATGATAAGCCTTTTACTTTTCGTATGCGTATCTATCAGTACATTAAAGCATACAAGAAGTTGGCAGAAGAAACTGGTGAGGGAGACCCCACTAAATATGACATACTAAAAATTAATGAAGTTGATGATGGAGTAGAGATCATGCACATCTTAGATGATGTCAAAGAACTAGAAGTTGTTGATGCAAACACAGGAGAGAAAATATGACAGACGATAAAAATTATAGAGCTTCATTCGAAGCATGTGTAGAAAGTTTGAAAGATCCATTGATGGATGTATCAAAAAACTACGATACTGATGTGATTATATCAGCACTATATGAGATTGGCATGAGGCTATCACTATTAAAGTATGGAACAATGGGTAGCTTTGGATTGTTGGCAGATGTATTACATACATTCACAACAGCAGGACCAATGATAGATGAAATGGAAAAGAAAAACAACAAGACAGGAGACACGATGAGTTCTGTATTTGCGTCAACAAAGACAGACCCATCCACGAAACATTAAGGGGGCACGATGAGTGATAAACCAGAGATAGAAATCCCAACTGATTTACTTGAGAGAGATTCGGTTGAGTTATCTAATGACGAGACAGCTATTCAAAAGATAGTAGATTATTTAAAAGCAACACGCGTGAATGTCCGTGAAGCAGAATCAAGTGGCAAACGTATATCAAAGAAAAGTGCGACAACTAAAGCGCCAAAAAAGTTTGACAAGAACATTCTTGATATGCTAGTATCAGAGACATGAACTCTACAGTAGTATTCTTAATAGGTTATCTTTGTTTAGGTCCTGTTGGGGATAAGCAGTGTATTAACATGGCATCAAAGTTTCTTTACACGGATGTAAACAATTGTGAGATAGCGAGAGAATCTATTATGAAAGAACTAAATGACATTGAAGGTTTAATGTTGCGTTGTGTTCCGTCTGATTTGATTGAGAACTACGTTAAGTATAGACCGCAGGTGATATTACCACCACTAGAATAAGGAGACAATATGAGTGAGAGCGAATTACCAAGAATTAGAAAGTTTGTATGGGATGACAACGGTCAACCTATCCAAAAGATATGGGACACTTCAAGCCTAAGTTCTTTCTTAGCTTGCCCAAGATATTACAAGCTATCTGTATTAGATGGTTGGAAATCTACAAGCTACTCAAGTGCTACGGGATTTGGTTCCGCAGTACATCATGGCTTGGAAGAATTAGATAAGGCGAGGCACGAGGGTTTAACAAAATCTGAATCCACTAATCGTGCAGTAGCTTCCGTCTTGCGCGAATTTGGCGAGGACTTAAAACTTGCTGATGAAAATGCAAGAGGACTAGAGGCGGCACTCCGTGCGGTTGTGTGGAAAGCGGAAGAGTTCTGGGATGATAAGCTAAAGCTAGCTACCATGCCAGACGGGTCGCCTGCACTAGAGCAAAGGTTTGAAGTACCCATTGGTGACCAAGGTCACAGGTTCAGTGGTCGTATAGATAAGATTGTTTCTATTGATGACAGGCTGTATCTGGTGGATACTAAAACAACTAAGTCATCATTATCAGAATGGTATTTCAATGGCTATATGCCAAACAACCAAGTGTTCGCATACATCTGGGCATGTCGTGAAGTATTGAAGTTGCCTGTTGATGGCTTCATCATTGACGCAGTACAGACAGGCGCGAATTTTACAAGGTTTGCAAGACAAGTATATAGTGTACCGAAAGAACTAATTGATGAATGGTACAATGATACGTTGCATCACCTTAGTATATCAGATGTATATGCTAACTCACAATACTATCCCGCGAACTTCACATCATGTGGAAACTACGGCGGTTGTAGATATAGAGAAGCATGTGCTCATGCGAAATCACAAAGGGGAATGTTCTTTGGTAATGACTTTACTCAAGAGTATCACCCAGATTTAGAAGAAACAAAACCACAAGAACTTGAAGTTATCAAGGGTGGTAAATAATTTTCTTGACAAATCTTTTTAATAGTATATAATTCAAAACATAATAGGAGACCAGTAAATGGCAAACATCAGTAAACATAAATCTACAAGTGTTACCAAGCTACTTCTCTGTGGAGACAGTGGTAGCGGTAAGACATCTGCCCTAGCGAGTTTAGCTAACGCAGGTAAAAAGTTACGTATACTAGATTATGATGATGGTCTTGATATCTTGCCCGAGTTTTTAAAACCCGAGGCAGTAAAGAACGTCTCATATGTTACGTTAAGAGATTCACTAGGACAAGCCGATTCGTTTAGACGAGGGGCACGGTTATTATCCCATTGGAAAGATGGCGATGAGGACTTAGGTCCTGTGAAAGAATGGGGAGACGATACAGTTCTAGTGATTGATTCCCTCACACTGATGGGCGAAGCTGCCTTAAGAGCGGCTCTCGTCTTCAATAACAAAAAACCAACAGAGCAAGCTAGCCAACCCGAGTGGGGAGCGGCGGCGCGTGATGTCCAAAACATTATACAATATATCACAGGTGATGAAGTGAAATGTAATGTTGTGGTAACCACGCACATGCAGTACATGGAAGGCGATATGGGTGTGTCAAAAGCATATCCAACATCTGTCGGTTCGAAGCTATCTACTAAGATTGGTAGATACTTTAACTGTGTATGCAGAATAGATACTCGTTCATCTAGCAAAGGAACAGAGCGCACGTTACGTACAATGTCAGATCACAGAATGGATCTGAAAGTTACAGCGCCGTCTTTAATAGAGCCGAACATTGAACTTGACTTGAACAAGTTATTCCAATCTATTCAGAATAACGCACAGTCTAAACTAAAAGAGAGCAATACGAAAGGAGATAAATAATGTCTAATGTTGCTGACTTCTTAAACATGACACCCAATGACACGCCAGAATCTGTCGTGCTACCAGAGGGTAGTTATGAGTTCTCTATAACTTCTTATAGAGCAGATGAGGTGGGACAAAACAACACCCCTCTCATCAGAGTAAACGTCAAGGCGATCGGAGTTATCGATTCAGATTTAACTGAAGATAAACTCAAGGATGCACAGCCAACTCGTATGGAGTTCTGGGCTACACCTAATGCCTTGAAAGTTAACAATCCTGCAACAGGATTGAAGTCGTTTCTAACCAATGGGTTAGACATGGGTCATGTGGAAGACCTGCCTTACAGTGAATTGCTAGAGATGGCAATTGGTAAAACCTTCAAGGGCTTAATCAAGCACGAGATGGTTGGGCAGAATAAAGATATTCTACAACCAACAGTAAAGAGAATACTCTAACATGAATAAGCAAACAGTACCTTCACAACAACCTAACGGTGATTGCAAGATAGCTTTCGTATTTGATTTTCCAACTACGGATGAGCAACGTCTTGGTGAAATCATGGTTGGTAGTACGGGAAAAATGTTTCACAAGATGTGTGAGATATTAGAACTAAATGTGGAGAACTGTTTGCTTACGCATGCTCTCGCTCAGAAGCCAGCACAGGAGAACCCCGCCCATTTCTTTATGAACAAGAAGAACTATTTTAAGTTTGGTAAAGAGAATAAGTGGCGCTCGAAGTATCCTGTGAATGGCTTCGGCTTTTTAAAGCCAGAGTATGAGAGCGAGTTAGAGCGGTTGCAAAACGAGCTTAACGCGTGTGCACCTAATATCATTATTGCTATGGGGAGCCTTGCGTTATGGGCGCTGACAGGACTAGACAAGATAGGTACTTACAGGGGAACCATTCTCAAATCGGACCTCACAGGTGGGACCAAGGTTATGCCTACGTTTAGTCCTAGTGCCGTTATCAGAAACTTTGACTTCAGACCTATCGTCTTAGCGGACATCAAGAAAGCAGTCGAAGAATCAAACACACCAGAAATTAAAATAAAAGAAAGAGAGTTATGGATTGAACCAGAAATCAAAGACCTCGAGGACTTCGAACAAAAGTATATTAGAGAGAATAACGAGAATCAGCCACTCAGTTTCGACATTGAAACAGGCGGCGGTTTTATTACTTGTATTGGTTTCGCTCCAAGCGATACTGTCGCTCTCGTTATACCTTTCAAGGACAAACGAAACGTACTCCAAAACTATTGGACCGATGTTACTCATGAACGACAAGCATGGGCTTGGATAAAACGTGTCTTAGAAAATGAAAAGATTACGAAGGTCGCACAGAACCAAACGTATGATGTGTCGTGGCTACAATATAAACACAATATAAAAGTAGCGGGAACTATTCATGATACAATGCATGCCCAACATGCATTACAGCCCGAACAACAGAAAGGCTTAGGCTTTTTAGGTTCAATATATACAAACGAGGGTGCTTGGAAAACCATGGCTAAGTTTTCAAAGAGTACTAAGAGAGATGAATAGATGTAATAATGACCAAACGTGCTCCATACTTTTCGGAGTTACACATACCAAATGATTTAGTAACTATCGAAAGTGAAGTACGATTGTGGAGATCAGTAATAGACCAAGCGATATCAGACTTTCTAACGACCAACAAGTCGAGGGAAAGTTTATCAAACAAAGAACGTGCCAAGA